GAGGTGGCTGCCAGGTTTGCCGGGTTCAGAACTCGCGGTGATCTTGGTCCGATGCCCCGCTGATCATGCCCGCTGTCACGCAAGGTGACGGCGACTCTGCCGCGCAACGCGGCCTAGTTGGAGTGATCGATATGCCCAAGGGTGGAGCACGAACCCGGTCCGGTCCGGCCCCCGATCCCACCGCGCTCCGGCGCGACCGGGACGCCGGCGAGTGGACGATCCTGCCCGCAGAAGGCCGCCAGGGCGCAACACCCGACTGGCCGCTGACCGTGCAGGCGGAACGCGAAGAGGACCTGTGGGAAGACCTCTGGGCCAAGCCCCAGGCTCTGGTCTGGGAGCGGTACGGCCAAGAGGTCGAAGTCGCCCTGTACGTGCGGCGCCTGGTCGAGGCCGAGGAGCGAGGCGCGGCCGCCGTGCTGACGACCCTGGTCCGGCAGATGGCCGACTCCCTCGGCCTGACGACACCAGGGATGCGCGCCAACCGGTGGCGCATCGACCGGGGCAGCGAGCAGGACGAGACCACGACCGTGCCCGGCACTGTCCCGGACATCTCGCCGACCTCGGCACGCGCCAGGCTGAGGGCGGTCTCCGGTGGTAGCGGCTGACGACGGTACCTGGTCTCTCGACTTCCCAACGCTGTTCGTCGTCCCGGACTGGATCACCCGACACTGCCGACTCCAGTCGGTGGGCGGCCTCGACAGCACGCCGCGCCCGTTCGAGATGTACGACTGGCAGCTCCGCATCACCGCCAACCTCTACCGGGTCAAGCCGCAAGCCGAGCTGGGGAAGCTGTCGACAGCCTTCCACTACCGCCGCGTTCAGGCGGTGGCCCCGCAGAAGTCCGGCAAAGGCCCCTGGGCAGCGTCCATCGTTGCGGCCGAGGGTGTCGGCCCGGTGCTGTTCAACGGCTTCGCACGGGGCGGAGAGCGCTACCGCTGCTCCGACCACCGGTGCGGCTGCGGCTGGGTGTACGAGTACGAGCCAGGCGAACCAATGGGCCGGCCATGGAACAAGCCGCTCATCCAGATCACGGCGACATCCGAGGACCAGACCGACAACACCTACCGCCCGCTGCAGGAGATGATCCGCAACGGGGCGCTCTCCGAAATCATGAAGGTCGGCGAGCAGTTCATCCGCCTGCCGAACGACGGCCGCATCGACGTCGTCACCGCCAGCGCACAGAGCCGACTGGGCAACCCGGTCACGTTCGTCGCGCAGGACGAGACCGGCATCTGGAACGACGGCAACGGCATGACCAAGGTCGCGACCACCCAGCGACGCGGCCTGGGCGGCATGTCCGGCCGCTCCCTGGAACAGACGAACGCGTGGGATCCCACCGAGAACTCGGTGGCGCAGAAGACGGCCGAGACGAAAGTCAAGGACGTCTACCGCTACCACCGGCTGCCGCCCAAGGACCTGGACTACTCCAAGAAGGCCGAGCGGCGGAGGATTCACGCCGCCGTTTACGAGGGCAGCCATCACGTCGACCTGGACGCCATCGAGGGCGACGCCGCTGAGCTGATGGAGAAGGAACCCGCGGAAGCAGAACGCTTCTACGGCAACCGGATCACGGCCGGTATGGGTACCTGGCTGCAGCAGGACCGCTGGGACGCCCGCATCGCCCGCGAGGACGTGCCGGACGGTACGCGTCTGGTGCTCGGCTTCGACGGCTCGGACGTGGACGACTGGACCGGCATCAGGGCCGAGACCTTGGACGGCTACCAGTTCACCCCCACCTACGGACCCGACAACCGGCCCTGCGTCTGGGATCCGGCCGAGTGGGGCGGCCAGGTGCCGCGCACCGAGGTCGATGCCGCGGTGGACGAACTCATGGACCGCTACGACGTCGTCCGCATGTACGCGGACCCGCCGTACTGGACCAGCGAGGTCGCGGCCTGGCAGGCCCGCTACGGCGAGAAGCGCGTCACCGGCTGGCAGACCTACCGAATCGTGCAGATGCATGCCGCGTGCGAGCAGCTGCTCACGGACGTCACGAAGAAGGACACCTCCTTCCGCCATGACGGATGTGAGACCACGTCCATCCATATCCGCAACGCCCGCAAGAAGGCCCGGCCGGCACGGCGCTACATCCTCGGCAAGCCGAACGACCACCAGAAGATCGACCTTGCCGTGGTGTCGGTCCTTACGCACGAAGCCGCCCGGAACGCGATCAGCGCCGGCCAGGCCAAGCCCAAGAAGCCCGGACGAATGATCGTGATGAGGACCAGGAGGTGATGCGCTGATGGACCGCACAGCCGACGACTGGGTTGCCTACCTGGCCCGCGTCCACGAAGCACAGAAGCCCGGCCTTGAGGAGCTGAACCGCTACTACGAGGGGCAGCAGCCCCTGACGTACATCCACCCCGATCTCCTCGAGGAGCTGGGCGACCAGCTGAAGCAGGTCGTCATCAACTGGCCGCGCCTGGTTGTCGATGCGATCGAGGAACGCCTGGACGTCGAGGGGTTCCGCTACGCCGACGACGAGACCGCGGCCGAGGACCTGTGGAAGATCTGGCAGGCGAACGGCATGGATGAGGCCACGCAGCAGGGGCACGTGGACGCCCTGACGATGCGGCGCGCGTTTCTGGTCGCCGGCACGAACGAGAGGGACCCCGCCACGCCTCTGGTGACGGTTGAGTCGCCGCTGCAGATGGTCGTCGACTGGGACCCGCGCACCCGCACGGTCCGGTCTGCGCTGAAGCGGTACCACGAGCAGGACCCGATCACGGCGGCCGTCACCGAGCAGTGCGCGACGCTGTACGTGCAGGGTGTGACGCACTTCTACAAGCAGACGTCGCCGGGCAGCTGGCAGGAGACCGACCGGGACGAGCACGGGCTGGAGGTTCCGCCCGTCGTGCCGATCGTGAACCGGCCCCGGCTACTCAAGCCGGGCGGGGTCAGCGAGCTCGCTGACGTGATCCCGCTGTCCGACGCCGCGTGCAAGATCGCAACGGACATGATGGTCAGCGCGGAGTACCACGCAATGCCCCGCCGGGTGGCGTTCGGTGTCGGCGAAGAGGACTTCCAGGACGAGGACGGCAATGCCGTCTCGATGTGGTCGAGGATCGCCGGCCGGATGTGGGCGACGTCCAAGAACCGCAAGACCGGCGCCGACGGCGATGGTGCCGACGTCATCCAGTTCCCCGAGGCCCAGCTCAGCAACTTCCACAACACGTTGAACCAGCTGGCCCGGCTGACCGCGTCGCTGTCCGGTATGCCGCCGCACTTCCTGGGCCTGGCCACGGACAGTCCGCCGTCTGCCGACGCGATCCGTTCGTCGGAGACCCGCCTGGTGAAGCGCGCCGAGCGCAAGCAGCGGGCATGGGGCGGCTCCTACGAAGACGCCATGCGCCTGGTGCTGCGGATCCGGGACGGCGAGTGGGACCCGCGAGCCCAGTCGCTGGAGACCCTGTGGCGCAACCCTGCCACGCCGACGTTCGCACAGATGGCTGATGCCAGCGTGAAGCTTGTCCAGGTCGGCATCCTGCCGATCGAGCAGGCCCGTGAGGACCTCGGCTACACGGCTGCGCAACGGCAGCGGATGCGGCAGATGGACGGTGACGCCCTCGACCGGGCGCTGAGCGGCGACCTGGCGGCCGAGTACGGGCCCAAGCCCGCCCCGGCCGTGGACGCGCCGCAGCTGCAGGAGTAACCGGTGGCCTCCCAGAACGTGCAAGCCATCGCACTCGACCAGTACCAGCGTCAGCAGCGCGCGGTGCGCCGGGCCGCGAACCGCGTACAGACCCTCTGGCGAAGCATCGACCGCGGCGACATCAGCGGGTCATGGGAGCAGATCGCCCCCTCGCTGGAGCAGGCCGTCAGCGCCGAGCAGATCGCGGCCGCGGCAATGGCCGACGCCTACCTCGACGCCATCCAGGCAGCCGAGGGAGTCGAGACCGCAGCAGCTGGCCGTGTCGCACCCGCCGCGTTTGCCGGGGTCGCTTCCGACGGCCGGTCTCTGCTGTCTCTGCTCTACCAGCCGGTCATCGGGTGGAAGGTGCGGATGCTGGCCGGCCAGTCGATGGAGGACGCGGCGCGCGGCGCACTGTCGAGCGCACTGCGGATCACCGCCACGCAGGTTGCCGATGCCGGCCGCGGCGCGGTGGCGTCCGGCATGGCGGGCCGGCGCACCATCCAGGGCTACGTCCGGGTCGTTCAGCCACCCGCCTGCGCCCGCTGCGTGATCCTGGCGGGCAAGGAATACGGCTGGAACAGCGGCTTTCAGCGGCACCCACGGTGCGACTGCATTCACCTGCCAACCACCCTGATCGCCCGCAGCAGCGGACGCCGTCCCACCTCGACGGACCTCACCGGCAGCCGCGGCTTCCTCGACCCCCGGGCCTACTTCAACGGCCTGTCCAGGGCCGAACAGGACCGCGTCTTTGGTGCGGCCGGCGCCCGCGCCATTCGTGAGGGCGCCGACATGGGACAGGTCATCAACGCCCGGCGCGGCATGTACCAGGCCGGAATTGGCGACGGCCGCATCTCGGCAACCCGCGTCGGTTCCCGGCGCGGCTCCCGCTACTACAACGTCGAGCGGCGGCGAGCCATCGACGCCGGCGAAGTCCCCGAGGACGTCGGCCGCATGTTCCGCGTTACCACCCCGCGGCTCATGCCCGAAGAGATCTTCCGACGCGCAGCCAGCCGCGATGAAGCCATCGCGATGCTCAAGCGCTTCGGCTACCTGACCTGACCCCCAGCGCAACGCCGACGGGTCCCACTCCTGCAACGGGAGCACACGATGAGCAGCCCCACCGAACCGAACGCCGACCCGGCAGCGGGCAACCCGCAGCAGCCGCCGGCATCCTCCGAGCCGGCCGTCGAACCTGTGACGGTCGAGCCTTCCGGCAGCGAACCCGCTGATGACGTTCCCCTCGGCCCCGCCGGGGAGAAGGCGCTGGCGGAATGGAAGGCCCGGGCGAAGGAGGCCGAGCGGCAGTCCAAGGAGCAGGCAGCCCGCATCCAGGCGTTCGAGGACCGCGACAAGACCGAGGCCGAGAAGCTGGCCGAACGCGCCACGAAAGCCGAGGAACGGGCAGCGGCAGCCACCAGGCTGGCCACCGCGTCCAAGGTGGAGGCATTGGCCGCCGGGCGCTTCCACGACCCGCAGGACGCCGTTGACGCCCTTCAGGGTGCCGAGTTCCTCACCGAGGACGGCGGCATTGACCGGGACGCCATCACGGCCGCCCTGGACAGCCTGCTGGAACGAAAGCCGCACTGGGCCGCCACCGCGCCCGGGCCGCGGGTTCCGGCACCAGACCCGTCCCAGGGGGCGAGGCCGGGCGGAACGCCGACCCTCGGCCAGCGCATCAACGAAGCCGTCTCCGGCGGCGACACCAAGCTCGCACTGTCGCTCAAGACGCAGCAGCTCCGCGAGATCAGCCAACAGACCAAGTAGCTGGGCAGGCCGACGGCCTCGCCCTCACACAACTCCGTAAGCGAGGTTCCCGTCATGGGCGCAGTTTCTGGGCAGGGCACGACCTACAACCTGCCGAACTACCACGGCGAGCTCTACACCGTCACCCCCACCGAGACGCCGTTCCTGGCGGCCATCGGCGGCCTGAGTGGTGGCAAGCGGACCAAGTCCGTCGAGTTCGAGTGGCAGACCGTCGACCGCCGCACGTCCACCACGAACAACTCGGCGCTCGAGGGCGCGGCCGCTCCGACCGGTGTGGCCCGCTCCCGCTCGAACGTCTCCAACGTGGTGGAGATCCACCAGTCCGCCATCGAGGTGTCCTACACCCGGCAGGCCGCAACCGGCATGTACGGCGGTATCAACATCGGCGCCGACGACAACCCCATCAACGACGAGCTCACCGCGCAGATCACGGCCGAGCTCGAAGCGATGGCGGTGGACGTCGAGCTGTCGTTCCTCACCGGCGCGTACGTGAAGCCGGCGAACAACTCGACCGCCCGCAAGACCCGGGGCCTGCTCACCGCGATCACGACCAACGTGAACGCCAACGGCGGCACCCCGCGTGCGCTGTCCAAGGCAATCGTCGACGCCCAGCTGGCGGCGATGTTCGCCGCGGGTGCCAAGCTCCCGCAGGACTCCACCGTCATCATGACGGGCCCGGGTCAGAAGGTGAACCTGACCAACCTGTACAGCACGGCCACGCTGAACCAGCCGACGATGACCCGCAACATCGGTGGCGTCGCCGTCGACACGCTGGTCACCGACTTCGGCACCTTCGGCGTGATGCTCAACCGGTGGATGCCGGCCGGTCAGGTCGCCATCGTCGACCTCTCCGTCTGCGCCCCGGTGTGGCTGGAGATCCCCGGCAAGGGCCTGCTGTTCGCCGAGCAGCTCGCCAAGGTCGGCGCCTCGGAGAAGTGGCAGCTGTACGGCGAGGTTGGTCTGGAGTACGGCCCCGAGACGTACCACGGCGTCATCAAGGACCTCAGCTAAGGAGACCGCCGCCATGGCGAAGTTCAGCAGCGAGAAGTACCCGGCCCTGGTTCTGCAGGACGAGAAGGGCATCTGGGCGAAGTTCGAGGGCGGCGAGTTCGAGACCACGGACGCCGCACTCGCGAAGCGCCTGCGCGCCCTTCCCGAGTCCGAAGGCATTGCCGAGGTCAAAGCCGCGGCCAAGGCCGAAGACGACGGCAAGAAGGAGTAACCGTGGCAGCCCTGGCGACCCCTGCTGACCTGGCGGACCGGCTCGGCCGCGACCTCACGGTCGCAGAGGAACGCCAGGCGCCCGTCCTTCTCAACGACGCGACCGCGGTCATCGTCGACCGGTTTCCGCGGTACGCCGTCACCCCCACACCCGTCTCGACGAAGGTCTGCTGCGCGATGGTCCTGCGGGTCCTGCGGAACCCGAACGGGCTGCGGCAGGAGTCCATCGACGACTACTCCTACACCGTCGACTCCTCCCGCTCAGCGGGGGAGATCTACCTGACCGAGGCGGAAGTCGACGAACTGCGGCCACCTCGCACCACGGCGTTCACCATCGTGCATGGTGCGCCGTGAGTGAGGACGGGGCACTGGCCCAGGGGCGCGCGGCCGCCGAACGCCGGATGCGGGACCTCATCCGCCTCTACACCCAGAGCGAGGACACCTTCGACCGGGCAACAGGTACCACCGTTCCCGGCGTGAAGACCGTTCTGTACGCCGGACCAGCACGGGTCAAGCCGGTCGCCCAGTCGGCCGGCGAGGACACGCAGGCCGGAGACCGGGAAGTCGTTCTGCGGGAACTGGAGGTGTCGTTGCCCTGGGCCACCCAGCTCCCCGGTGTCCGGCTCATGCCGGGCGCCAGGATTGAGGTGCTGGAGTCGGACGACCCCCGAATGCGGGACGTCGTCTTGTGGGTGACGGGCGTACAGCTTTCCTCCCAGGCCACAGCGTGGCGGATCAGCGCGGAGGAACGGACGTGACCGCGAACCCGTTCGACATGCGCGACGTCCGGCGGCTGCGGCAGCACCTCATCCGCGGTATTCCACGGGCCCAGCGCGACACCCGCGCAGTCGTCGCCCGCGGCGCCCTGAACATCAAGCAGGAGTGGCGGCAGAACACCCGCGCGTCCGCCCCCAAGCACGCCCCTTATTACCCGCGGACCATCGGCTTCGACGTGCTCACCTTCGGACCGGACCAGGTCCTGGCCATCATCGGCCCTGACAAGTCCGGCCAGCAGGGCGCGCTCGGCAACATCCTTGAGTACGGGTCCGTGAAGAACCCGCCTCACAACGACGGCGGCCGCGCCCTGGTCAACGAGACGCCTCGGTTCGAGGCGCAGATGGCGCTCATCCTGCAGCGCGGATTGACGTGGTGGTGAGCCGATGACAACCCCCACCGTCCTGCCTCATGTCGATGCCATTCAGGCGGCACTGGCGGGGGGCGGGCTGACCGTGTACCTCGGCGGTGTCCCCACGTCGTCCGGGTGGGTACCGCCGGACAAGTTCGCCGTCCTCTACCCCGACCCGGGGACGGCCGGCCGTGCGTCCCTCGCCGACGACCGCACCGACTTCACCGGCATGGTCCAGGTGACCTGTGTGGGCGGCTCGGCCGAGCGCGCCCTGTGGGTGGCCGACAAGGTCCGCCAGGCGCTGTCAGGTCCGCTCACGGTTGCCGGGCGCAAGGCGTGGCAGCCCGAGGACCAGGGGGGCCCGCCCGTGCAGCGCGATGACGACGTGACGCCCCCTCTCTGGTTCCTGCCGGTGCAGTACCGGATTCAGTCCATTCCCTCCTGATCGGAGAAGCTCATGGCGACTCTCGCCACCCAGGCAGTGGCCCTTGCGGGCCTCAACCCCACCTACGCCACAGCCGCAGCCGGCGGCGACAAGGTCGAGTGCGGTGACCGCAACTTCGTTCACATCAAGAACGGGTCGGCATCCAGCGTCACGGTGACCCTGACCGCCACCGCCTCGGTGCGCGGGCAGGCCGTATCCAACCTGACCGTGGCCGTGGCCGCGTCCAGCGAGCGGTTCATCGGACCGATCCAGCCGGACCTGCTCCAGAACTCCGCCGACGGCCTGTGCGCGATCGGCTACTCCGCCTCGGCGTCCGTCACGGTCGCCTCGCTCCGGATCTGAACCAGCCCCACCCTGTACGCCCCGCGCCGACGGCCCGGGGCTTTCTTCATGCCCTGGAGGGCCCCATGTCTGACCTGATCAGCGACGGCAAGACCCGCGTGGCCTGGCTGTCGACCTGCGCGAACATCAACGCCCCGACCGTGGCCGAACTCACCGCGGGCGCCGACTACACCAAGCGCATCACCCCGGACGGTCTCAAGGTCGACCCGTCCACGGCGGACGTCGACACGTCGAGCCTGGCGTCGAAGTTCGACACCAAGACCGTGGGCCGTGTCGGCTACGACACCGAGCTCACGTTCAAGCGTGGCGACAACCCGACCGACGACGCCCCCTACTCGACCCTGAAGTACGGCGTGTCCGGCTTCCTGGTCGTGCGCCGCGGCGTCGACTACGCCACCGCGTGGGCCGTTGCGCAGAAGTGCGAGGTCTACCCCATCACCTGCGGTGAGCCGCAGAACAGCTCCCCGGCGGCGAACGAGGTGATGAAGTTCGTCAGCCCGATGAAGGTCACCGACCCGCCGGCGACCGCCGCGACGGTCGCCTGATGCCCAACATCAAGGAACTGCTCGCCAAGGCCAAGCCGCGCGAACGCACCGTCAAGATTCTGCTGGACGGTGTCATCGCCGGAGAGATTGAGCGCCTCGAGGCCGAGCTGCTTGAGGTCTCGCAGGACTGGCAGCCCCAGGACCTCACCGAGACGCACCCGGCCCGCGACATCTCCACGAAGATCGTGGAGCTTCGGGAGCAGGCCAAGGAAGCCGAGGGGGAGTTCACCTTCCGGTACATCGGGGACGAGGAGTACTCCTCGCTGATGGCCTCGCACCCGTCGCTGAACAAGGAGGAGCTGTTCGACAGCGGCACCTTCCCCCGGGCGCTCATCGCCGCCTCATGCGTCAGTCCGGCCATGACGGCGGATGAGACCCGGGAACTGTTCAAGGTCATCAACCAGGGTGAGATCCAGAAGCTGTTTGACGCCGCATGGGACGTCCACAACAGTGCCGGGCTCATCCCTTTCTCGTTGGCCGCCTCCGCTCTCCAGGCGGCCATCGGTGGCGGCGAGAAGTAGAAACCGCACGGGCGTGGGGTGTCCCGCGCTCGGTCTTCCTCGGCCGTGTCGTCGCCCCTGGCGAGCCGGCATGGATCGAGGAGGACCGGGCGTGGGCCCTCGCCCTGGCCGAGGTTGAGGCGGACACCTGCCCCGACTGCGGACAGCCGTGGTCCGAGGCCACCGACCCGAAGAACGAGTTCGAGTACACCGCCGAACTTGTGCTCTGCCATGCCTGTGCCACCTCGGCAAAGACCGTGCGGGCGCACCAGGACGGCAAGGGCAGTACGGACGGGCTGCACGTCCACCTCGAGCGCCGCAACACGAAGAGAGCAGGAGGTGGGTCGTGGTAACCCGTTCCGTCACTGTTCGGCTCCGCGCCGACATCTCCCACTACACCCGCGGGATGCGGACCGCGTCCGACACGACGTCTCGGCTCGCCAACGCTGGTGCAGCGACCGGCGCCGCGATGCTCGCCGGGTTCGCAGTGGCGGCGGCCGCGGCCGCGAAGTTCGACAAGGCCCTGTCCAACGTGCGCGCGGTGACCGGTGCTTCGGCAGCAGACATGGCGAAGCTGCGCGCGGCTGCCTTGGACGCGGGCAAGACCACGTCGTACACCGCGACCGAGGCGGCAAACGCCGAAGCCGAGCTCGCCCGCGCCGGCGTCACCACCGCCAACATCATCGGCGGTGCCCTCAAGGGGTCCCTCGCCCTGGCCGCGTCCGGGCAGGTCGAACTGTCCGAGGCGGCTACCGTCTCCGCGCAGGCCATGAACACGTTCGGCCTCGCGGGCAAGGACGTCGGGCACATCGCCGACCTCCTGTCCGCCGGCGCGAACAAGTCGGCCGCCGACGTCCACGGCCTGGGCACAGCCCTGCGCCAAGGTGGACTCCTGGCCCACCAGACAGGGCTGACGCTTGAGGACACCGTCGCCACCCTGTCCGCGTTTGCCGACCATGCCTTGATCGGATCGGACGCGGGCACGTCCCTGAAGACGATGCTGCAGCGCCTGGTCCCCCAGTCCAATGAGGCGCAGGCCGCCATGGACAAAATCGGATTCACGGCCTACGACAGCAGCGGCAAGTTTGTCGGGCTGTCCGAGACGGCTCAGCGGATGAAGGACTCGTTCGGAAAGCTCACCCCCGAGGCCCGCAACTCGGCGATGGCCACCATCTTCGGATCGGACGCCGTCCGCTCTGCGACGATCATGTACGAGCTCGGCGCGAAGGGCATCGACACCTACCGCCGCGCGGTCGACGACCAGGGTGCCGCCCAGCGCATGGCCTCGGTCCAGACCGACAACCTCATCGGCGACATGGAGCGCCTCAAGGGTGCGCTTGAGGTGGCCCTCATCGAGGGCGGGTCATCCGCCAACGGCGCCCTGCGAGGCATGGCTCAGAGCGTCACCAGCCTCATCAACTCCTACAACTCCCTGCCCGCCCCCGTGCAGCACGCCATCACGCTGTTCGCCGGAGTCGGCGGTGCCGTGACCCTGGCGGGGGCCGGCCTGATCCTGCTCCTGCCCCGCATCGCCGCTACCCGCGCCGCCCTGGCATCCATGGGTGTCACCGCAGCACGGGCCCGGATGTCGATGACGATCCTTGGCCAGGTCGGCGCCGTCGTCGCCGGGCTGGAACTGGTCTCCTACGCCTCGCAGAAGGTCCGGGACACCTTCAAGGACGCCCCGCCCAGCACGGCGAAGATGGCCCAGGCCCTGGTCGACCTCGGCCAGAAGGGCAAGAAGGCCGGCGAGCTGACGAAGACTTTCGGCGAGGACCTCGACGGGTTCGGCGAGGCGGTGAAGCGCATCGCCCACCCGACCGGCATGGACCGGACCACGGACGTCGTCAATGACCTCTCGTTCGACATCCTGGAGGGAGTGGGCGAGGCGCACGTCGCGCTGGAGGACGCCCACGACCAGATCGAATCAGTCGATGAAGCACTCGCCGGGCTGGTCAGCTCCGGTCACTCAGATGTTGCCGCGTCATCGTTCGACGTCCTGACCAAGAGTGCTCTCGATCAGGGCACGTCGGTCGAGAAGCTGAAGACGCTGCTGCCGCAGTACACCGACGCCCTGGCCAACACGAGCGTCGAGCAGCAGCTCACCGGCAAGTCGTCGAAGGATCTCAAGGACGACCTGGCGATGACGAACGAGGAGATGAAGAACCAGAAGTCGGCAGCCGAGGAACTCACCGATGCGCTGAAGACCCTGAATGGGCTCAACATCGGGGCGGCCGAGCAGGAGATCTCCTTCCGTAAGAGCCTGGCTGAGCTCAGCGCCGCGGTGAAGGACAACGGCCACTCTCTGGACGTCCACACGGAGAAGGGCCGGGCGGTGAAGGGCGCGTTCCTCGACGCTGCGAAAGCGGCGATGGAGCACGCCCAGGCGGTGGCCGAGCAGAAGAACAGCGTGGAAGCCGGCAATGCGGTCCTGGCCAAGGACGTCGAGGCGCTCAAGGCCACGATGCACGCCGCCGGGTTCTCGAAGGACGCCATCAACAAGCTGACCGCGGCCTACACCAAGCTGCCCGCCTCGGCCACGACCAAGATTTCCGCCGAGACGAAGAAGGCCATCACCAACCTGCAGGCCGTGCAGGACAAGGTCCGCACCACCAAGGGCAAGTCGTTCACCATGTCGGCCCTGACCAAGACCGCCGAGAAGGTCCTGAAGGACCTCGGCTACAAGGTCACCCATATGAAGAACGGGAAGGTCAGCGTGACCGTCCCGACCGGGTCCGCGATCTCCCAGGTGGGCGCGATCCAGCGCGCCATCAACGGCATCTCCGGCCGGCCCGTCGGCATCGGCGTCTACCTCAAGGCCACCGGATCCGACCGGGACGCCAACGGCGTGCCCGACATGATCCAGTCCCGGCGCAACGGCGGTCTCATCCGACGCTACGCCGACGGCGGCGCAGTGCTGCAGATGTACCCGTTCGGCGGTCCGATCTCCGGGCCCGGGACCGGGACGTCGGACAGCATCCCCGCCCTGGTCAGCAACGGCGAGTACATCGTCAAGGCCGACGCGGTACGTAAGTACGGCGTCAACATGCTCGACCGGGTCAACGCCAAGCGGTTCGCTTCCGGCGGCGGGGTCGGCTTCACGTACACCCCGGCCGGCAAGCCCGTACTCGGCGGCGCATCAGACCCCAAGTCCCGGTATGACAGGGAGCTCGCGGACCTCAAGGCCGCGTGGGACGCGCTGACCAAGGCGCTGGCCGACGCGAAGAAGAAGACCACCGCGCTCACGGACGCCGAGACGAACCTGACAAAGGTCCGCAAGGGCAAGCACACCAAGCGGCAGCTTGAGGCGGCAAGGGACAGGGTCTCCGACGCGAAGAAGGAGAAGAAGAAGGCCGACGCGAAGGTGAAGGAGGAACGGCAAGACGTCTACGACGCCGACAAGGCGTTCGGCGTGAAGAAGGGTGCCAAGGCTCCCACCGTCTTCAACCTGGCCGCGTACCAGAAGCAGCTGAACTCCTCACTCGCCGCGACCACGAAGTGGCGCACCAACCTGGAGAAGATCGGGAAGCGGGGCGGGCAGGACATCAAGGCCCTGCTGGAGTCCATGGGCGAGGAGGGCTATGCCCTGGTCAACTCGATGGCGGGGGCTTCGACCAAGCAGTTCAGCGACATCGTCACCAAGCTCCAGAAGCTGAACGGGACGGCCAAGGCGACCCTTGCGGACTTCACGAAGCAGGTGAACGGCTCCACCAAGGAGTCTGCTCGCTTCTCGTCGGATCTTCAGGCTCTCGCCGCGATGGGCTACGGCGACCTCGCGCAGGCCCTGGCCGCGCAGGGAGACAGCACCGCAATGGATCTGGCCCACCAGGCGGTCACTGGCAAGAAGGCCGACGTGGCCGCCGCTGATCTGTCCGTCACCCGGGCGGGCAAGCCGCTGTCCGGGGAAGACCTGGACAACGCCCTGCTGCTGCTGACGACACTGCGGTCCGCACCCGGACGGGGCTACGCCGAGCTCATCGCGGCCGGCTTGACCCCAGGCATCATCAAGGACCTGGTCCCCCGAATGTTCGACCAGATCAACAAGCTCCCGGCCCAGAACCGTGACGCGTTCCTGGCCCAGTTCACCGGCCAGACCGGCATCAAGGCCATGGCCCGGGGAGGCATCCTCACCGGCCCGCAGATGGTTCTCGGTGGTGAGGCCGGCGTGCCCGAGTCGTGGATCCCCCACGACGGGTCTGCCCGGTCCCGGTCTCTGCTGCAGGCGACCGCTCGGCTGATGGGCTACGACGCCCGGCCGGCCGGCCGGTTCGGCACCAGCGGGGGCGCCGGCGCTGCTGCGCACTACGACCAGCGCGTCACCAACCTCACCCTCAACGGCGCCAAGCAGACCAGCGCGGAACAGTTGCGCGACGCGGCCCGCCAGCTGACGTTCATCGCCTGAAGGGGAGCCGCATGTACACACCAGGCCAGTCACTGGGCGGCCGCATGGCCAACCTTGGCACCCTCCCGCTGGGCCAGGTCGACGACCAAGGCGTGGCGTGGTTCCTGCAGAAGCTGGACGGCTGGGACTCGGCCGAGGTTCGGTCCGAGTCCCAGCTGCGGGAAGCCGACCACGGGGCATGGGCCTCGCCCGTGTACCTCGGGGAACGGCCCATCACCCTGTCCGGAACGCTCGTCGCCCCGGATCTGGCCACCCTGGATGGTGCTGCCGATCGGCTGCGAGCTCTGCCTCTGACAGGGGCCGTGCTCACAGTCATGGAGACCGAGCCGAAACGCGCGGTCGTCCGGCGCTCCGGACGAACTCTCATCGAGTACCAGACGGACACGGCCGCCACGTACAGCGTGCTGGTCACGGCCGAAGACCCGCGCCTGTACGCCACCACAGAGACCGTCACCCCGCTCCGACTGCCCTCGATCGCCGGCGGCATGACCCTGCCCGTCACGTTCCCACTCACCATCGACGCCACGGTCATCGCAGGAGACACCGTCGTCGTCAACGACGGATCCATCGAGACGCTCCCGCAGATCAGGATCGACGGCCCCGTCTCCCAGCCGCTCGTTTCCGTGACCGGACCTGACGGAACCTCTACGTCACTTCTGTACGGCGGAGACATCGCGGCAGGCGACTGGCTTGACCTGGACTGCGACGCGCACACCGCCTACTACAACGGCACCGCGTCGCGGCGCTCGCTCGTGACGGGGGCCTGGCCGTCCCTGCCCCCCGGCGCGTCCAACCTCGCCTTCCGAGCCGGGGCATACTCCGCGGCCGCGACCCTGACCGTCACCTACCGATCCGCCTGGATGTGAGGCACGCATGACCATCACCGCGTTTCCGATCAACGCCTCCGGCGGCACACCGTCCTATGCCTCGCAGTCGTTCCGCCAGGCTCTGACCGCCCTGCTGTCTCCCGGGTCGGGAGGTCTGCAGGTACAGGCTGGCGTCCGGCCCGGGGGCGGCCTCGCCGTGTCCGTGGCTGGCTCGACCATCACCATCACCGCAGGCGCCGGTGTCATTCAAGGCGGCTCCTCGACGACACAGGGGCCGTACCTCTTCTACTCCGACGCCTCCGTCACCCGAACCCTGACCGCGGCGAACGCCACCAACCCGCGCGTGGACGTGGTGTACGCACGGGTCAGGGACACCGACGCCGACGCATCAGGGGCCAGGGACGGTGACGTGCTCTACCTGGCGGGCACCCCTGCCGCGTCACCGGCCACCCCGACCCCGCCGGACCCGTCATACATCGTGCTCGCCACCATCAGCGTCCCGAAGTCCGGCAGCGGCTCACCGGCCGTGTCGACGGCGACGCGCGCCTACACCGCGGCAGCAGGCGGGGTCACCGTCGGATCCGTCGCACCGGGCGCCCCTTACACCGGTCAGCTGTGGGACTCGGGGGACGGGCTGCGGCGCTGGGCGGGAACCGAGTGGCGCTACCTGAAGTACGACCCCCAGGTTTCCCGGCAGCTGCTGGCCCCGACGTCGTACCCGTCGACCGCCGTGTACGTCGATTTCACTGCGGCTCAGTGGCCACCCCTGACGTTCACGGTGCCTCCGTCAGGAAGCGTCTGGATCTCCGTCGGCGGGGCCATGCAGAACCAGGCCTCGAGCACGTCCACGATCTGGATGGTCTGGCGAGCCTCTGGCGGATACACGCAGGGAGCCGTCGCAGCGAACGGCGTATCTGCGGCAGGAAACCGTGTCTACGCAACCCGCCGCGTCCTGGTCACCGGCCTGACTCCCGGCGCGTCCGTGACCCTCACTCCGCAGTGGTACGTGTCCAGTGTCGGCACCGTTGGTACGCAGACGTTCACCACAGACGGACAGCTCAGCGTGGAGCCCGTCGCATGAACCGACGCGGCCAGCCGGTCGAGCTGGACTGGTATGGGTGCGACCTGCGGTCCGGGGAGATCATTGAGGAACTGCGTGCACTGACTACGTCGGCACTCTCCCGGAAGCTCGGGGCGTCCGCGACAGCCACCATGACCCTGGCCCTGGACGGGGCGCCGGCCGAGTGGGAGGCAGCGACCACCCCCGGCCGCACCATGCTGGTGCCCGTCGACCGGGCAACAGACACCCCGCTCGGGGCCTGGATCGTCCTGACCCGGGCGGGCGGCACCGAACCCACGCTGGAACTTGGCGGCGCCACCCCCGAGGCCTACTTCGACCGCCGGTACACCGCACCCGTTGCCGGATTCGGTGTCGACCAGGCCGCGCTGTTCACAACGACCGGGGCGCCCCTGCTCGTCGACGCCCCGCCATTCGTCTTCGACGCCCCGCCCACCGGAACGCTGGACACGTACAGCGTTGAGGACGGAGACGACCGCACCATCCTGTCGGTATGGCAGGAGCTCACGGCGGGCGGTGGACCCGAGTGGACCGTGGACACGGCCTGGGCACCTGACCGGTCCGGATTCGTTCTCCCGATCCGGGTACGCCCAGTTATCGGCACCGTCACGGACAACCCAGAGCCCATCTTCGACCTGCCCGGGTCAATCCTGAACTACCGACTCAGTGAGTCCTACGAAGAGGGCAAGGGCGCGACCAGTGTCCTGGCGTCCGGGGAGGGCGAGGGAGTCGCACGTCTGCGGTCCGAGCTGGCCACGGCTGACGATCTGCTGGCTATCGGGTACTGCCGGTGGGAACACCGGTACACCCCGGCCGACGGCGTCACAGACCCCAACGCGCTCACTACTCATGCCCGTCAAGAACTCGCCGTGATGCGGGCCGGCGGAACGGTCTGGACGCTGGACGCGGTCGCCTCGCAAGCCCCGCGACCAGTATTCGACTTCGGGCTCGGCGACAGCATCCGCGTACAGATCACACGCTCCCCCCGCCACCCCGAGGGCGCCGCGGTCACCGCCCGATGCTGGTCCTGGTCCCTCGACCCCGCCCGGAACTCTATTTCGCCGATCCTCGTGGAGGACTCCTGATGGGCCGCCAACTCGACCAACTACCCCCCGACGTGACATCGCTTGCCCGCCAGATCGCCCAGCTCCGCCGCGAGATGCGCGAACTGCGAGCCTCAAAGCGGGTCGGACACACTGCATTCTCAACCGGCGGCCTGACCATGGTCGACGCCGACGGCAACAGCCTCGCCGAGATGGCGGCGGACTGGAACGACCGCGGCACGGCCGCGATCGCCGTGTACGACACCCGCGACGCGGCCGAGTACTACGCCGCGCTCGCCTCCGGTGACCTGTGCTTCGGGGTGCGCGGGGTCACTGACACCCAGGACGAAGGACGGGTCGCGTTCACTCAGATCGACGAGACTCTCTTCGAGCTGCTGATTTCATCCGGCAGCGCCTCGGGCAACTCGCCCGCCCTGATCAACATGTACGGGTCGACAGGCGTGGCGACGGCCGACTCCGAGGTCACGGTGACGTCGGACGTCATGAATGTGAGCGGGCTCCTGACCGCAGGAAACCGGGCAACCGGATCCGTATCGATCACACCGTCGGCCGCAAACGTCCCGACCTCGGTGACGGTCGGCGGGTTCTTCCTGTCGGGAACCACCTTCACCGCCCAGGCCACCCCCGTGACATCACTGCCGGGCACAGTCGTGCTCGGCGTCGGCGTCACCAGCGTCTCCGCGACCAGCCTCACCGTCTCGCTGACCCGAGCCAACACCACCGCAACGAACGTGAACTGGGAAGTGATCGGACAGTGACCACACCTGAAGAGCCCACCACCGAGCCGGACCCGCCGGTGCCGACGTTCCAGCCGTACCTGTTCTACAAGGTCACGGCGCGAGACGACACCGAGACCTGCGTCAATGCAGGCCGGGTGTTCGAGTTCCCCGAGGTCTACTCCAACGGCGGCTCCGTCCGGGTCTCCTGCGCCCGGTGTCGCCGCGACATGCGGCTGCTGACTGCTGAGCTTCTGGATCCGCAGCCCGAAGTTTCCTGATCTTCCTCAATTCGAGCCCCGCGCCGCCGGCGTGGGGCTTTCGCATGACCTGGGCCGATGCAACCCGGACGCCGGTCGGCGTCTGAACGAGTGGAGTACCCCGTGGCCGATGAGCCGACCATCGGCGAACTCGCCCGACGCATGGACGATGTACGCCAGGACCTGAAGGAAGACGTTCACGGCGTCGTTGCGCTCACGGACAAGAAGGCCGACGCGGAGATCGTGCGCCTCGGCCAGCAAGCCCAGGACGAACGGCACACAGGCCTGGTCGACAGGGTCGCCAAGCTCGAGGAGCAGCTGAAAGAGAAGGAACGGCAGCGACTGACCGACCGACGGCTGATCTTCTTCAGCCTCATCGTTCCCGTGCTGCTGCTCGCCATCCAGCTGTACAACGCCAACCGGGGAGCGTGATGCGGGTGATGCACAGACAGGCCCGCCGTGACCCTATGACCCTGCTCCTTGGCTGCCTGCTGGCGCTGCTGGTGGCGTACATCTGGTGGCAGAGCAATCAGCTGTCCGGGGATCTGCGGGCAGCGAACCGGGCCCGCGATCAGCTGGCCACGCAGGTGCAGCAGCTCGGCGAGACTCCGGTCGCCGGCCCGCCCGGGTCCCGCGGGCTTCCGGGCCAGTCGGTGCCGGGGCCGTCGGGTCCGCCCGGCCCGTCCGGTGCGGCAGGCGCGGACGGAGCCGACGGTTCACCGGGTCCGTCCGGGGCACCCGGCAAGGCCGGGCCTGCGGGTG